TTCTCTGTGGGCAACACGCGATAACCCAAGATTATAATCACAGATACCAGCGCGATACAAAAAACTGCAGTGTAAATGTTCAACTTCTTTTACTCTTTCAATAACACCCCATTGGATGTTTGGTTCTGAGTCAATGTGGTCAATCAAACCAGTTACCGTACTGGTATTTGGCATATACGGCGGGGTTAATACTGAACCACCAACTGCGCCTATGTTATTACCAATATGCTTTAATAAATTCTCGAGCACATTTGGTTCTGGAACTGCATCATCGTCACAGCGCCAAACCCAATCATAACCAGACCTATTGGCTCGTTGGTGAATGTGGTGCTGACCTTTTTTCTCAGCGAACAGCCATTCCCACTCAATCCCTTTTGCGTCTAACATCTGAAAAAAGTAGCTATAAATCAACTCTTTTCGCATGTCTTGCGGCTCATCGTTATCATCAAAAATGACCAGCTTATCGACTGGGCGCGTTTGATTAATAATTGCGTTTAATACTAATGGCAAGGTGGTAAAGTAACGACCCCTGGTTGCTACAGAACAAAGTATTTTACTCATTGTCCCACCTGCAAATCATCAAGTTACTGGGATTGCTGCCCGACACCGGAACCAAGGTGTCTGATATATCACCATTGTGGCTAATATAATTAAACTTAAATCCCGGAAAGTCTTTTTCAGTCAATCCGTGCAACTTGTGGTGTTCGCCCCAAAAGCCTTTTGGCTCATTGTGCGGCACTGTAATTAACAAACGCTTGCAATGCTGCTTCAGTTTTTCGACAATCTCTAAGCCGTTGTCAAGGTGCTCAATGACTTCAAATGCAATAATTGTACTGTAGCGTCCTAATTCAAACGTATTAATGTCCGCATGGTAAAACGTGGCATTATCAGACCATTGCTGCTCTTTTGCTACGTCCACAATAATCGGGTCATAATCGAGCCCCATATAGGCTTCGGTATTTAAAAACTGATAGCCATATCCTGTAGAGCAACCAATTTCTAAAACTGAACCTGGCAATATGTTTTTCCCAGCCCATTCGTATCTTTGGGTTTCGCGTGGAAAAACCGGATCACCTTTGAGGAACACTGCTCGCTCGTAGTTGTTTGACAAGCGCCAGTAATACCACTCTTTATTGTACTTCTTAGCCAAACGAAGCTCGTTTAGCAAAAACTGGTTATCCCAGTCTTGTACTAGCTCTGGATCATGCACTGTGCCTTCGGCTTTGTGGTAGATTGGGAACGAACCGTCATCAAACCTAGCATCAATCTTAAAGCCAGCCTCTTGTGCACGATAGCAAAACTCAATATCTTCACAACCACCAGTTTCGTATTCTGTATTAAGTAAACCAATACTTTGGAACACTTTAGGGTCAATCATCACACAAAAGAACACTGCAAAACGGCGCTGGGTAATGTGTGAGTACTGCGTCCACACCGCTGAAATATCGCTACCAGTGTCTAGCTTTTCTAACCAGTTAGAAGCTAGTATGACTGTGTCATTATTTAACAACACAATCTTTTCGCCGTTGCATATTCGAATGCCGTTGTTGGTTGCTTGGGCAAAACCCAGTGGGCTTACATTCCAAACAGTGTGCAGATTTGGCACCGCTGTTTTTAGGTATGTTAAATAGTCTAACGTATTGTCTGTGCACCCATTGGCACTCACAATCAACTCTACGTCATCCATATTGCTGTGTTTGATAATTGAATCAATGCACGGCTTTAAATACTTCTCACAATGGTTATACGTTGGTATAACAATGCTGTATTTCATAACACTCCCAAGGGTTTTTACAAACCTATATTATAGCACTACCCAGCGACTTCCACTTGGCACTGTAACAGTGACACCGGAACTTACTGTAATTGGGCCAACCGATGATGCTCCATACCCTGACGGTATAGAATAAGTTGTTGCCACTGTTAAATTGTTTAATACTAAACCATTACTTGCCAACAACTCAGAAGCTTGCAGCTCGCCAGTTGATGGCTTAAATAAATGTTTGGCGTTGCTGGTATAAATTGTAGCTGCAGTTCCGCTTGTTGCTGTTACGGCAACTGGGTAAATATAGCTGGTTGTAGCAACGTCGTTACTGATCGAGATGCTAGATGCAGAGCTGCCAGAGTAGCCAGAAATACCAGAGAAGCCACTGTAGCCAGAGATACCAGATCCGCTGTAACCAGAAATGCCAGAACCGCTGTAACCGCTGATACCAGAGTATCCACTGATACCGGAGAATCCACTGTATCCACTAATACCGGAGTATCCACTATAGCCGCTAATACCGCTGTAACCACTGATACCGGAGTATCCACTATAGCCGCTAATACCGCTGTAACCGCTGATACCACTGTAGCCACTGATACCGGAGTATCCACTGTAACCACTGATACCGGAGAAACCGCCGATACCACTGTAGCCACTGATACCAGAAAAACCACTGTAGCCGCTTATACCACTTCCGGAGTAGCCTGAAATACCAGAATAGCCAGAGAGGCCGCTATAACCACTATAACCACTATAACCGCTTATACCGCTTCCAGAGTAACCTGAGAATCCGCTATAGCCCGATATACCGCTACTACCTGTTGCTCCAGAGATGCCTGAGAAACCACTGTATCCGGAGATACCGCTATAGCCCGATGTGCCGTTATTACCACTGTATCCGCTATAACCTGATGTGCCAGAATAGCCAGATGTTCCAATACCGCTGTAACCAGAAAAGCCACTATATCCTGAGATACCGCTGCTACCAGTTGCGCCAGAAATGCCTGAGAAGCCACTGTATCCAGAAATGCCACTGTAACCGCTTATACCGCTGTAACCAGAGATGCCAGAAAAACCGCTATAACCCGATACGCCAGACCCGCTGTAGCCAGAAATGCCTGAGAAGCCACTGTAACCAGAAATGCCAGAAAAACCGCTATAACCCGATACGCCAGATCCACTGTAACCAGAAATGCCTGAGAAGCCACTGTAGCCACTAGTACCGCTGTAACCGGATATTCCAGAGATTCCTGAACCACCGTTTAGTCCAGAGTAGCCGGAAAAACCGCTGTAACCAGATATACCAGAATATCCAGAAAAACCAGAAATGCCGTTTGCAACCGCAAAAATAATTTGCTGATTGTTAGCAAATCCGGTTGTGCCAGTTCCAGAAGATGAGACTAGTGAAACCGGAATTGTCCAATAGCTAGATAGGTTTGTTGGTGTTCCAGTAATTGCCCAAGTTTGTTGGTTTGCGCTATTGGTTTGATCTTGTATAACAACTTCTTCAGTTTTTTGAAGTAAAGCCAAAAATACACTGATATCTACGCCATTAGCAGCAAGTTTGCTAACGTTTAATTGCGTTGCGCTAGTTTGGGTTGCGTTATTCCACAGTATGTAATCTGTGCCAGGATCTCCACTGGTTGCTGTGGTATTGGCTTTGTAATAGTAGTAATTACTTGATATACCGCTTGCACCAGAAAAACCGCTATAACCAGAAACACCAGATCCGCTATAGCCAGAAATACCGCTGTAACCGCTGATACCGGAAAAGCCGCTATAACCTGAAATACCGGAAAAGCCACTGTAACCGCTAATACCGGAAAAGCCACTGTAGCCTGATATACCAGATACGCCACTGTAACCAGAAATGCCAGAAAAACCGCTGTAGCCTGATATACCAGATACGCCACTGTAACCGCTGATACCGGATACGCCACTGTAACCGCTGATACCGGATACGCCACTGTATCCTGAGATACCAGACCAACCACTATAGCCACTGTATCCTGAGATACCAGATCCGGAATAGCCAGATATGCCTGAGAAGCCAGAGAGGCCAGAAACACCGCTATAACCGCTTATGCCGCTATAGCCAGAAAAACCAGAAACTCCGCTGTAACCAGAGGTGCCAGAAATACCTGACCAGCCGCTGTAACCAGAATAGCCTGATATGCCGGATCCGGAATAGCCTGATATACCTGAGAAACCAGAAAGACCAGAAACACCGCTATAACCAGAATAACCCGATATACCACTGTATCCAGAAATGCCAGAAAAACCTGACGTGCCACTATAACCAGAAATGCCTGAACCACTGTAACCACTGTAACCACTTTTACCGCTATAACCACTAAAACCACTAAAACCAGATTGGCCAGAAAATCCAGAAAAACCTGAATATCCCGAAGTACCTTTTACATTACCAGCGTTAACTGTTGAGCCATTGGTATTGACAAGAATTAAATCGCCATTGCTGTCAATATATGCACTGGTAAAACCTGGTATTGGGCCAGTTACAGATGTTGTTCCATCACTGTAATAAAAAATTAAATCATATGTTACCGGATCTAACACCACGTTGGTAATAAATTTACCGGGCGTAACAGCGTTAGCAATCAGTGCGATGGCTACTTGTTTTGTAACACCATGTTGTACTAGTACTGTTACCTCATCGCCATTAACAGTATTGGCAACGGGTAACTGTGTTATCGAC